GACGAGGAGGACGAGGAGGACGAGGAGGACGAGGAGGACGAGGAGGACGAGGAGGACGAGGAGGACGAGGAGGACGAGGAGGACGAGGAGGACGAGGAGGACGAGGAGGTGAAGCCGAAGCGCGGTGCTGCGAAGAAGCCCGCCGCGAAGCCTGCGAAGAAGCCCGCCGCCAAGGCCAAGAAGCCCGCCACCAGGTCCAAGCAGCCCGCCCGTGGGCTGGCGCGTCGGCGCCGGTAGCTGACGGAAGCACAGCGTGAAGAGAGCGGCCCGGTCCATGCACCGGGCCGCTTCATCTACCCAAGAGGTGTCCAGTGCCTAGCCTCTACAAACTCAAGCACCAAGCGTTCGCCATGGCACGCGCAAACGGTCACTGCTTCTCACAGTACCATCGAGTAGGGCGGATGTGGGTGGCCGAGTGCGTTTGGTGCGGGCGCATGGTGCTAGTCACTACCGATCCAGTGCCGGGTGTTCCACACATCATTGGTGAGGTGGTGGATCTGAAGTGCCCGGCCAAGCACAAGAAACCGTGCGTCAAGTTTGCAGCAATAAAAGATGGGCGCGGCCTCCCACAGCGAAGACTCTACAAGCACTACGCAGCGTCCAAAGACGGTCTTCACTGCATTGACTGCGGGACACTGCTGGACGACCGAGGAAAGTGTGCGTGGTGCTATGGCAGGGGAGCAAATGAGTAAAACGTATTACGAGATCATCGGTGTGTACCCGTGTGCAACCAAGCTGGAGATACGTGACGCGTACTGGGACAGGGCTCGGAAGATGCACCCCGACATGTTCCCCAAAGCAAGCGCAGAGGAGCTATTCAAGATCACCACGAAGTTCACGCGCCTGACAACGGCCTACAGCGTTCTCAGTGATGCCAAGGCGCGGGCCAAGTACGACCATCTGCTAGCTCTCAAAATGCGCCCGTGCAACAAGTGCAGGGCCACGGGAGTTAGGTACAACATCCACAACAGACCGGCGCCGTGCGCCGAGTGCCTCGGAAGGGGATACCATGACCGCTGAACAGTGCTCCAATCCTGCATGGGACACATACCCGCCTCTCTCGCTCTCCCACGCAGCGTTCCACATCAACGTGCCGGCCCCGCTCTTCGGACAGCCGCCGTCCGCGTTCACCGCTCAGTGTGAGTACGTGCGTATCTATCTCGGCGGCGCCAAGGAGCCCGTCTTGCAGGAGAACAATCCGCAAGGCATCTTGCCGTGGGACTCCCCTCTGCGGGACAAGCCATGAGCAGGCTGTTGGACATCACCGAACCCATGACGGCGGCGCGTGGGTTCGATCCTGACAAGCCCAAGCATCGCAAGATGCTGGAGGACATGCTGCCAGTCTACGCGTCGTTCAAGATAGATGGCGTAAGGGCCACAGCTATCGGAGGAGTGCTCCTCGGTAGGTCCATGAAGCCCATACGGAACAAGCACACACAGAGCATGTTTCGTAATTTGGAAGGACTTGACGGGGAGCTTGTATGTGGGCGACCCAACAGTCACGACCTCTGCCGCAACACATCCAGCGCAATCAACTCCATCGGTGGCACGCCCGACGTGCGGTGGTTCGTGTTTGACCACACGTCAGAGGGCGGGTACTCGCAGAGACGTAAGGCGATGCTGGCCGTGTGTGCGAAAGCCATGTCACCGGTGGTTGTGCTGAAGCAACACCTGTGCTCCTCAGTGGAGGAGGTTCTTGAGCTTGAGAAGGAGGCTCTCAAAAAAGGGTACGAGGGGCTCATCATTCGCAGCGCCAACGGGCTGTACAAGAGCGGGAGATCGACCATCAAGGAGGGATACCTGCTGAAGCTGAAGCGGTTCAAGGACGCCGAGGCAGAGGTGATCGGTTTCGTGGAGCTTATGCACAACCTCAACGAACAGGAGGTGTCGGAGACGGGACGCACGAAGCGATCCCACAAGAAGGAAGGCATGGTGGGCGGCGGCACACTGGGAGCGCTGAAGGTGCGCGACCTCGAAACCGGTCAGGAGTTCGAGGTGGGCACGGGGTTCTCCGCCGACGACCGCCAGTGGTGGTGGAACAATCGCCACACGCTCGAAAAGACGATCATCACCTACAAGTACTTCCCACAGGGGGTGAAGGACAAGCCAAGGCATCCGGTGTACAAGTGCATCCGGCATCCAGAGGACATGCCAGTGACAAAGAAGACGGAGAAGAAGGAGGCCATGCCATGGCGATCGTCAAGAAGCTGAAGAAGGCGAACAGCGAAGAGAAGCCACTGAAGGAAAAGAAAAGTGTCTTCGTCGGTGGAGCACGCGAGGTCAAGAAGCCTGCGAAGAAAAACGTGGTGGAGGGTGTGGTCATCCCCGACACAGCGGCAGAGTGTGCAGACCTTCTGTACAAGATGCGGGAAGAGCGACTCGCCATCGAGCGCAAAGCAGCACGTGTCGGAAAGGTGGAGTCTGTTTTGAAGGAGAAGCTCACCAACATGCTGCCGAAAGACAACGCCACGGGCGTACGCGGCCACGTGGCACAAGTCACCATCGACCGCCCGCTCAAAGCCACAGTAAGGGACTGGGACAAGGTGTTCGCCTACGTGAACAAGCACAAGGCGTACGACCTCCTTCGCCACCAGATCAACGATTCCGCCGTCATCGCAAGGTGGGAGAACGGTGAGAAGGTTCCTGGTGTGGAGAAGTTCTACGCCACGTCAATCCATTGCACGAAGATCGGAAAGAAGTAACCAGTAGGCGCGTGCCGATTTCAAGGAAAGGACAGGTGATGTCGTTCGTATCCGCAAGATTGGTGGAGCGAGTCCGCGAAGTAAGTAAACGTGACGGAGGCAGTGGTCCGCTCCGTGTGTCGACGTACATGGCGGCGCTGGACATTCTGGAGGTGGTGCGCGAGGAGTGCCGTGTCGAGGACGTGTTCACCGACGCACAGATACGGGACTACATCAGGCGCACAGCGGAAATGCCGCCGCTTGACTTGCCACGTTAGTGAGGCGGCTGACGTGGGCATCTACATCAATCCACTGGACGGAACCTCCAAGGAAGAGTTCTTGGTGAAGCACGGTCGAATGGTGAGCGCCATCGATGTGATCACCTTCGACTACACCAAGCGCGAGACAGAGCTTCCGGTGGTGCTCGTGGACAACGGAGCATTCACCGCAGCATTGGTTGCCTATTGTGAGCGCGAGGCATGGCGCGTAGTCGTGGGCGTGTCTGATCGTTACGCGCTGTATTACGTGGTTCCCACGCACCACATTGTCGACACACCCAGGACAGGAATACTTCGCTCCACGCTTGACCAAGCCTTTGCCATCCCGTCATAGAGGCGGGCTCTAACCACCACTACAGGAGGAACCAATGGTTCCCGGCACACCAATCCCCGACTTCATGCGCGGAATTATCCGCGACGCGCAGGACAAGCGCGACTACGTTGTCCCGGCGCAGTATGTGACCGTAATTGACCCCGACCTCAACGTGTCGTGGGACGGCGGCCACACACAGGCCAAGTTCAACAAGCACGCCGAGGGTCAGCTTATGACCTACCTCGGCATTCCGCAGCGGTTCGTGGAGCGTCTCCGCGAGGACGCGCCCGATCTCATCCAGATCAACGCCAACCGCCTTCTGGAGAACAAGGGTGCCGACGGGCGCATGATACGGGAGCTTCGCGGAACCGTGCGTGCGTGGCTGAGCAGCCAGTACAGGCGCCTCGACAACGAGGACGTGGCCGAGCGCGTCATGCCCATGCTGGAGGACAACCACTACATTCTCCGTTCGGCCAGCGTAACCGACACCCACCTCTACCTCCACGCCGTTTCGCCACATGCTGAAGGAGAGGTACGCGTCGGCGACCCTGTTCGCTTCGGGTGGATCATCTCCAATTCCGAAGTGGGCTCCGGCTCCCTCAGCATCCAGCTTTTCGTGGAGCGCCTGCGGTGCCTCAACGGAATGGTACTCCCCGAGTTCTCGAAGCGGCGGGCACACATCGGAGGGCGCTCACTGGCAGCCGTGGGCGTCGACAGCTACTTGGTGGCACCATCCACCGAGACTCAGCGAGCCTCTGACGAGGCCCTGTGGGGTGGCGTGCGAGACCACATCGCCGAGTTCATGCGCCCCGGCGGCACGCAGCGAGTTCTTGCACGAATGCAGGAGAGCGCTGAACTCCCCATCACCGGGGACCCCGCCGCCGTGGTGGCACAGCTTTCAAACACGTTCAATCTCCGCGAGCACGAGTCGAGAAGCATCCTCTACAGCTACCTCGAAGGCGGCGATCATACGCGATGGGGCCTCAGCAACTCCGTAACACAGGTGGCCAACACCATCGGAGGCGACGGCGCGGCGGACTATGACCGAGCCGTGGAACTGGAGCGCATCGGCGGGGAACTTCTGCTCCTCGGTGCATCCCGCGAGTGGAAGGCCATCGCCGAAGCCACTGCTCGGTAGGAGGCGCCGTGGACATCCATAGCGCTAAGGACAAGGTTTTTTGCTTCACAACATACTGGGCGCTTTGTCTTGCAGCAGCAGCTATTGCGGCGGCGCTTGGCGTGGTGATGAAGACGTGGTGGAACAGCGTCAAGACCGGCGGCACGTGGCACTTCGTCACTTCGCCGCCGCCGAAGTACGAGAAACCCACACAGGGAAGGAGGAAGTGATGTTGTGGAGGTCGCCGAAGCCCAAGCCAGTGGTACGCGAGCTAACACGCTCGGAACGGTACGAGCGCATGGCATACCTGCGCTACGAAAAGAGGAGGGTCGCCGCTCTGAAGTCAACAAGGTTCCAGGACATGCAGGCGTGGGAGATCAATCTCCAGGAAGCATATCGGGTGAGGTACGAGCGCATGATGGGTGATACCTTCGAGGGTGCCATCTACGGACGACTGTGGTAGACGCCACCTAGTAATACAATGGCGTAAGTCGTGACATATCCGTCGAAAAAATGTTGAAAACCTAGCGGTATCGTGGTACAATTAACAATCGGCGGCGATCCGCCGACTTTTCAGAAAGAGGTGCAGGTGTGAAGCATGTGTCGGGTGTTCCTGACCGCGTAACCGAGAAGCATGACGCGGCTGTTGCCAGTGGCAAGGTGCTGAAAAAGAAAAAGCGGCATTCCGACGAGACGGAAGCGCCCAGCACCGTGAAGCGGCCCAAGATGGAGGTCCGCTCCTACGACGAGCAGATGGCAAAGCTCGCCGCTCGTCAGAAAAGTGCCGAGAGCAAGGGCGGCACCAATTTCATCTCTACCGCAGGTGGGCACTTCTCCATCAACGACAAGCGCGTCAAGGGCGACGTGCTTCGCGGTGTCATCGTGGACAGCATTTTCTCGAACGTCTACTACGACAAGGAGTGGAAGCCAGGTGTGAAGGCCACTCCCTCGTGCTACGCCTTCAGCTTCGAGGAAGAGGGCCTGCGCCCTCACAAGGATGCACGCGAGAAACAGTCGAAGACGTGCGAGGACTGCCCTCTCAATGCTTTCGGCACGGCGCGTGTGGGGAAGGGCAAGGCGTGCAAGAACCAGCGCCGTATCGGGATCATTCTCGAAGACGACCTGGAAGATCCGCGTGCACCGGTCTACCTCCTCAACGTGGCCGTCACGTCAACAAAGAGCTGGAGGGAGTACGTACGCGCAATCACTTCCGCGTACGACAAGCCCACGGCCTGCGTGCTGACGGCTATCTCCATCGACACGCCGGAGGACAGGACTACCGCCGAGTTGTCGTTCACGTTTGAGCGCGAGCTTGAGCCTGATGAGCTTGACAACGTGCTTCCGCGCCAGCAGGAAGTTGACAACATGCTGACCGTGCCGTTCCCCGTCTTCGATGACGACAAGAAGAAGGGCTCGAAGGCGGGTCGTGACAGTGACGATGATCACCAGAGGAAGTTTGCCAAGGGTGGCAAGCTCTCCTCCGCCAAGGCCAGCGCTGGACCGTCCGGCATCGTCAAGAACAAGGTCAAGAAGCCGTCGAAGTTCGTCCGCTAAGCACGGACAGCACACCACCATTGCCGGACGCTCCGGCATTCTACAGAAGGAGCCAACATGGCCCGCATCACCAAGGAAGACATCGCGGCTATCCGCGCCGACATCAAGGAGTACAAGGAGCAGGCCAAGGCGTTCACCAAGAGCGCCGTCGCCGCCTGCAAGGAAGAGGAGGCCGCCTACCGCATCCTCGACCGCGCCAAGGCCGCGCTTTCCAAGGCCATCGACCGCCTCGCCGCCCAGCGCCAGAAGGACAAGGACAAGCGCGCGCGGGACAAGGCCAAGCGTGCCAAGAAGAGCACGAAGCAGCGGGTGAAGCGCACGACCAAGGCCACCAAGCGCCCCGCCAAGGCCGCCAAGCGCCCCGCCAAGGCCAGTGAGTAGCTGGCAGCCCACCGACCGTCCGGCTACGCGCTATCGAGCGTAGCCGGACACTCTGAGAGGACAGTGAGATGACCGCCAAGAAGAAAGTTCCCGCCGAAGATGGCGCCAACAAGGCCCCCAAGAAGACGGCCCCCAAGAAGACGGACCCCAAGAAGGCTGTCAAGAAGTCCACGGACGCAACCAAGGAAACCAAGGCCACCGTTACCGCAAGCGCAGCGGGACCCAAGCCCGCCCCCGCACTCGCCCGCAAGCAGGCCGGTGTGCGTGTCGAACTCCTCGACAACTGGATGGCCCTCAACACAGAGGCCAAGGACATGACGGAGAGCGAGTGCCTCGCCCTCATCACCGCCGAGCGCGAAGGCCGCTGCCGCCCCAACGTCATCCTCCGGCTTCATGGCCGGTACAACAAGGTACGCGGTGCCCGTGAACGCACCGAGTTCATGCAGCCCATCGGCAAGAGGAAGTAGCACACCAAGCCCCGCACCATATGTCCACCACAGGGGATGAAGTGAGCATCGAACCGATCACCATCGATTTCGAGACGAACAAGATAGAACCACGCCCACGGTTTCCACCAGAGCCCGTGGGCGTGGCGATTAAGTGGCCGGGCATGAAGGCCAAGTACCACGCGTGGGGCCATCCGCAGGACAACACGTGCGACAAGGAGTATGGGGTACGGAAGCTGAAAGAGGCATGGACAAGCGGGAAGCCTCTCCTGTTCCATAATTCCAAGTTCGACGTGGCGGTGGCAAACGAGAGACTCGGGCTCAGCATCCCATCGTGGGAGATGATGCACGACACCATGTTCCTGCTTTTCCTCGACAACCCCTATTCCAAGTCACTAGCTCTGAAGCCTAGCTCCGAGATCTACCTGGGGATGCCGCCAGAGGAGCGAGACATGGTGTGCGATTGGCTCGTGGAGAACCAAGCCATGCTGAGAAGCACAGGCTTGCTCGACAAACACGAGCGCATTACCGATGGCAACTTCGGAAAGTACATTTCACTCGCGCCAGGCGGTCTGGTGGCCGCGTATGGCATGGGCGACGTGATACGCACCGAGAAGCTGTTCAAGCGCCTATACCATCAGGTCACGGTAGAGCGCGGAATGCGCTACGCGTACGACACCGAGCGCGAGCTAATGCCCATCCTGCTTGCCAACGAGCGGGAGGGCATCCGTGCGGCCAAGAAGAGCTTGGCCAATAGCATCGTCACGTACGAAGAGGCCATGCAGGAAGTGGACGAGTGGATACGGAAGCGGCTACACGCGCCGGGCATGAACGTCAACGCTGACCAGCAGCTTGCTAACGCGCTGGAAAGCTCTGGCGTAGTGACCGACTTCGTTTACACCAAGCCGTCCAAGGCCCACCCCAATGGGCAGCGTTCAGTGTCGAAAGACAACCTGACCATTGAGCGCTTCAAGGACCCACGCGTATTCCGAGTGCTCACCTACAGGAACAAGCTGGCCTACTCTCTGGCCACATTCATGCGCCCATGGGCGGCGGTGGCCGAGCAAACAGGCGGCACCATCCACACGAATTGGAATCAAGTCATGCGCCAAGGGGCGGGCGCTATCACTGGAAGAATGTCGTCATCGCCCAACTTTCAAAATGTGACGAAGAACGTAAAGGAAGACGTGGAGAGCGAGGGCGGATACAGACACCCATCGTTCCTGAAGTGGCTTCCCGAGCTTCCGTCGTTGAGACGGTTCCTGTTGCCGGACGCCGGAGAACTTTTTGGGCACAGAGACTTCTGCTTCTCCGACGACACCGAAGTACTGACGGATGAAGGATGGAAGCTGTTCAAGGACTTGACCAGGAAAGAAAAAGTGGCGCAATGGCGCGATGGTGTTGTCAGCTTTGCACACCCGCTGGCGTATCAGAACCTACGCCACGATGGTGTCATGTATCACATCACTGGGAAGGACTCGTTCGACCTACTGGTGTCGCCCAATCATAGGTGTTTGGTGGAGTTGGACGGAGCACGTGGTTTTGAATTTGTACGCCCCGCTGACTATCCCACCAGCCATGCTTGGCAATGGAGCGCGGGCAAGTACTTAGGTACTGGCAAGCTGATCTGCCCAACAGACGACGAAATCACGTTGTTGTGTGCGCTCCAAGCCGACGGAAGCGTAAAGAACTACGCTGCGCCTCGCGTTGTGTGGTACTTGAAGAAGCCGCGCAAGATAGAGCGACTGTCGGCAACATTGAAGGCGTTGGGCGTGGACTACTTCACCAATCCTAACATCCCGTCCAAGCCTGGATTTACTTCATTCTCTATGGCGTGGAGCGATCTTCCAAGCAATGTTCGCAAACTCATTGACAGGGAAAAGACGTTCACTCGCAAGTTGCTTTCCATGGACCTTGCTTCGCGCAGGGTGTTTGTGAACGAGCTATTCTTTTGGGACGGATCGCGCCAAGACGGTGCGAACAGCGGGTACTACTGCTCCACCAACCGTGCGAACGTAGAGCTTGTGCAAGAAGTAGCCACCCTGTCCAACTATCGCGCTCAGTTAAGGATAGAAAAGCACGCCACGAAGAAGACGTGCTACTTCGTGAATATGCGAGACAACCCAAGGACAGGCGTAGATACGGCGGTACGAAGTGAGATAGAGTATCACGGAAGAATCTATTGTGTCTCAATGCCGCACGGCACTGTCATCGTGCGAAGGAATGGCCGTGTATCGGTTACGGGCAACTGCCAGCAGGAATTGCGCATTCTGGCCGAGTATGAGGGTCGTGCACTGTTCAGGGCGTACAGGAAGAACGCAGACCTCGACGTTCACGTGATGGTGCAAGGACTCCTGGCCGACGCGGGGCAGCACCTTGAGCGTTCCGACGTAAAGCGCTTCAACTTCGGCATTCTGTACGGCATGGGCGCAACCGGGCTGTCAAAGCGGCTCGGCATCTCCAAGGGCAAGGCCCGCGAGCTTATCTCCACGTGGAACCGCGTCATGCCAGGTGTGGCGGACCTCGTGGAAGACATCAAGGACGAGGTAAGGCGCGGCGGCTACATTTGCACGTGGGGAGGCAGGCAGTACACGATGCCCCCTCCCATGACCTTTGGGGAGAACGGAGAAGTACGCGATCGTGACTACGTGCTGCTCAACTACCTCATACAAGGGTCCGGCGCTGACGCCACCAAGCGGGCACTCATCAACTACTACAAAGAGAAGAAGCACAGCCGCATCATCAACAACGTCCACGACGAAATAAACTTCTCAGCACATGCACACCACATGGCTGAGGAACAGTCAATTCTCAAGCAAGTAATCGAAGACCTTCCTTTCGATGTCGGCATGAAGAGCGATGGGAAAGCTGGCAAGAATTGGGGAGCACTCGAACCGTGGAAGGACGAGCTATGAGCGCAACATCTTCACCTGCCAGTGGAATCGACAAGCCACGCAAGAAGACACAAGTGAAGTACAAGAAGAAACGCCAACTGTCGATGCCGAATGTGTGGTCATTCTCTCGATGGTCAACGTACTCGCAGTGCCCTCTCAAGGCCAAGCTCACCTACATCGACGGCTACAGGTTCGAGAGGGAGAAGGGATCGGCGTCTGACCGTGGCGTGGAGGTGCACGCGCTTGCGCAAAACTGGCTGGAGTCTCCGAAGCTGAAGAAGCTGCCGCCCATCTTCGATTTTTTCAAAGAGGACTTGCACAGACTTCGCAGGCTGCGGGCCGTGGCCGAAGTGCCGTTGGCGTTCCGAAGGGATTGGACGCCATGTGATTTTGACGCGCCCGACTACTGGTGGCACGGCGAGCTTGACGCGGTGGCGATGCTGTCCAGCAAGGTAGCGCTTGTGGTGGACTACAAAACGGGCAAGGAGTATGAGCACCACGTTCTCCAGCTTGAGCTATACGCGCTTGCCGTCATGCTCACAGACAAGTCAATACGTCGCGTCATCGTGGAAGATTGGTACATCGACCTTCACCGGAAGAGCCGACGCCGAGAGTACACACGCTCACAGATACCCATGCTCAAGAAGATTTGGGAGCGGCGTACCAAGGCCATGTTCAACGATCACGAGTTTGCGCCACTTCCAGGGTTCTTGTGTTCGTGGTGTGACTTCACGAAGAGCAAGGGTTCTGGTCTCTGTGCACATTGAGGTGGTGTCATGCTTGAGCGGCCTATCGAAGAAGGGGCAAACAGGTGGGCCATCGCCCACGGCATTCGCCACCGCAAGATGAACGGGAAGGGCCAGCGAAGCTGGCCGGACCAGCTTTACTACTCACGCTTTTTCTTGAAAGGTGTGAAGGGCGTTTTCATCGAATACAAAGCCACAGGCAAGAAACCCACAAAGCTCCAGTACGAGCAAATGGACGAACTACGCGCGGCAGGCTTCGACGTAGCGTGGTTCGATAACAAACTCGAAGCTGTGAATTACCTGAAAGGATTCCTCGATGAGCGCAAGCTACAAAAAGCCCTCGACCAGCAGGACAGCACCGATTTCGATGCTGAAGTCGAAAAAGCCCGAGCAGACAATCCTCGAAGAAGCGATGTCCCTAGTCGGCGGAGAAAGGCAGGACGACTACGGTGACTTCAAGGACATGTTTGTTCGCTGGCGTGAGGCGTGCCACGCTTGCGGACGGCCCGGACTCGCCAACGTCACAGGCGAAGATTTGGCCACGGCCATGATTCTCCTGAAAGTGATTCGTGACGCCACGCGTCCCAAGCGTGACAATCCGGTGGACATCGCTGGATGGGCGCACGGGCTCGACATCGTGCGTGGGGAGTAGTCCATGCGCGATCTGATGATCGACCTCGAAACGATGAGCACCAGCAGTAACGCGGCCATCGTTTCCGTCGGCGCGGTGCTCTTCGACACCGAAGATGGAGTGCTGGGCGACACGATGAGTTTGAGTGTGTCTCTACAGTCATCCATCGACCTCGGCCTCGCCGTTGACGGAGCCACCGTTGCGTGGTGGATGCGGCAGGAAAATGAGGCACGCAAGGCCATATTCGGAGAGCCGCGACTCACGATCAAGACGGCGCTCGCAGTGCTCGCCAACTACATCGAATCGTCCCCCATGGGGTCGGACGTGAAGGTGTGGGGCAATGGCGCAGCGTTCGACGCAGTGGTCCTCCGCAACGCGTACGATCGGTCGGGAATCCTGTGTCCGTGGAACTTCCGCAACGAGCGATGCTACCGCACGGTCAAGGTCATGTTTCCCATGGTCGGAAAGCCGGGACACGCCGACAGGGTTAAGCACGTGGCGCTGAGTGACGCCATCGACCAAGCCGAGCACCTCATCGCCATCTACAGGCACATTCGCCATCAAACATCCAAGTAAGGGACGGACCGTGCGTACGCTAACGCTTCAAGATCGAATCGACAGCTACGTCACGCTGACGCGGCATCCTCGCTCGCTATTCGTGGGCGAGGATGGCCGTATCGTGGGCACGTGGATCATGGGCAACTCGTACAGGGTGGCCAGTGGGCTTTACGGCGGCTATCCGCACGGCTACCTCAAGCGCGTGAAGGCGCTGTTCCCCGACAAGCGCAAGGTGCTGCACCTTTTCAGCGGCAAGGTGGACACCAGCGTGCTCCCTGGCAAGACGGTGGACATCAACAAGGACAACGCGCCAACGTGGGTGGACGACGCACAGACACTCTCAAAGGTGCCGGTGAAGGATTTTGACCTCGTACTCGCCGATCCTCCGTACTCGGTGGAGGACTGTGACCACTACCAAACCACGATGGTCAAGCGCAACGTGGTGATGAGGACGCTGGGGAAGAGGCTGAAGCGTGGAGCCCATGTGGTGTGGCTTGATCAAGTCCTACCGATGTACCGCAAGGACCAGTTCAGAATCGTGGCCGTGATCGGCATGGTCAAGAGCACAAACCACAGGTTCCGAGTCGTTACTATCTTCGAGAGGGTGTGACATGAAGGAAATGACGTACGACATGTGGATGGCGGCAGGGTACTGCGTACGAAAAGGCGAGAAGTCTATGGGGCGCGACAGGCACGGCAGACCTACGTTCAAGCGCGAACAGGTAGAAGAGAGAAGTGACTTCATGCGCCCCAAATACTCGGACAGCGACCGTCTCATGGACACCGAAGATTTGTGCGGGGAGTAGCTGTGCGCAGAATGGTGAGAAGGCCGAAGCGGGCGCAAGAATGGGTGCCCAGGAATTACATGAAGAGGGCCTTGCGCTTCCTCCTCTCCAATGGAGCGGCGGGCTTGTGGCTCGATCCCGGCCTCGGCAAGACTTCAATCACGCTCACAGCGTTCAACTATTTGCGCAAGTACAAAACGGCGCGGCGCATGTTGGTGATCGCACCTCTGCGTGTGTGCCGGTCTGTGTGGCCCAAGGAGGGCCGGAAGTGGGCACATCTCAACGGCCTCAAGATTGTTTTCCTCCACGGCAACGACAAGGACCAGCTACTTGAGGAGGACGACGCCGATGTGTATTGTATTAACCCCGAAGGTCTACAGTGGCTTTTGTCCAAGGGCAGGTTTGGCAAGCTAGACGCCGATGTGCTGTGCATAGATGAGGTGTCTCGGTTCAAGAATACGAACACGCAGAGGTTCAAGGCGCTGAAGCCCTACCTCGGACGATTCCGTAGGCGGTGGACGTTGACGGGCACGCCAGCGCCCAACGGGCTCATGGACATCTTTGGGCAGATTTACTGTCTCGACCTTGGCCACGCGCTAGGTCCGTACGTCACACACTACCGACAGAAATTTTTCCAGCAAGATCCAGGCAACGAGTACGGATGGATACTCAAGAAAGGAGCTGAGAAAGAGATATACGAGAAAATAGCACCCCTCATACTGCGAATCGACAACAGCGTGTTGAAGGGTCTTCCTAAATTGGTGTTCAACAATGTCATGGTCGACCTGCCAGACAAGGCCATGCGCGTTTACAAGGAGATGGAGCGCGAGCTTTTCACGCTACTGGACGACGGAACGAAGATAGCGGCAAAGAGCGTGGGCGTGGCTGTGGGGAAGTGCAATCAGATCGCCAACGGTGGCATCTACACACAGAACCCAATCACGGGCAAGCGCATCGCGCGGGACGTGCACATGGCGAAGGTGGAAGCAGTGCAGGACTTGGTGGAGGAGATCGGTGGCAAGCCGGTGCTTCTCCTCTACAACTATTCCAGCGACAAGGAGCGCCTCAAGCGTGCGTTTCCCAACGCCCCCTGCGTGGCCGACATGACCGAGCGCAAGGCGGATCAGCTATTCGACAGGTGGAATCGTGGCGCGGTGCCGCTGATGATGGCACAACCTAGCTCCATCGGTCATGGGCTCAATCTACAGGGTGGTGGGCAGCACATCATTTGGATGGGCCTACCGTGGGATCTTGAGCTTTGGATTCAGGCCATCGACCGACTGCACCGACAGGGGTCCAGGTTCAAGCACGTCTTCGTCCATTGCATCATCGCCAAGGGCACCGTGGACGTGATTATCCGTCGCACGCTTGCCGAGAAGGACGCCACGCAGAACAGGCTCCTAGAAGCAATCAAGAACAGCCGCAGAGACGAGGTGCTGGTGGGCACGGGCCAGGCGAGGCACTACCTCCAGGATCGGGGCGGCTGCCGCGTCTCCAGCGGGCGCTAGGCGGTCTAGCGGTGTTGTAACACGCGTTAGCGGCTAAGTATTGACATTACTAAATAAAAAATGTTGACTTATGCCGCTAACTCGCGGTATAATTGTTCATCGGCGCATCGGAGCGCCGGACATCACAAGGAGGTGCAGTATGAGACCCACACAACGCACGTTTGGGGCGGCGCTTGTCGTGTGTAGTTGGTGCGGCAACGACAGTGGAGACCTCGCCGTAGGACAGCTCCCTGACAGTTGCGGAATGCGCGTGATTATCAACGATCAGCCGTGCCAGACATGCAAGGACGAAATGGCTCGGGGCATCACCTTCATCGAGGCTACCAAGGACGCGTTCGGCAAGGTCGAGCGAACAGGGCGCTGGTCGGTGGTGACGGAGGAGGGGGCGCGTGGAATCATCAATGGCGACGAACTGCTGGCGTCCGTGCTCAAGTGTCGCAAGACGTACATGGAGACGGAAACGTACGAGAGGGTGTTCGGACGCTGCAAATAACAGCGAAGATGGAGAAAAGAAGTCCGTGTGAACCGCCACGACAAACGTGGACACTACCAGGAGGGCGACATGAGCCTCAAAGCATGGCAGAAGCGCATCGAGCAGTACGAAGCGGGAGCACCGATACCGGAATCGTTGGTGCGTGCGTTACGAGTGGCGGCACAGCCGGGAACGCCAACGCACGACCTGATCAACAGCAAGTGCCTCTATGATGGAGCGAACGCCGACCACGGTGTGGAGTGGCGGATTACCTACGAACAGACCAAAAAAGGCATCAAGTGGCTCCGGTCTCACGCGATCCGCGAACTCATGCGCGAGGAAGAACAGCGAATCGTCAACGACTTCTCGCGCTTCTACTTCGTAGGCATCAAGGCGTACGAGTACGAGTCACCCATGCGCACAGGGCATGTGCTAACGCACTACGCCCCGGTCTACCGCGTATGTGGAAACAGTGGGGAGTGGTTCGACTACGTGAGCGCCCCGTGGCAGAGCGGCGACCCTCTCGGCATCCCGCGCTTTGGGGTGCTACAGTCGCTCCTTTGCTCAGAGGGGCGCGACACGCTACGGTTCAAGTATGGGTGGCTCAACATACAAACCGGAACGACAGGTGTGAGAGATTACGATGCGCCGTCGCGTGCGTCCTTCCTCGAATCCCTGTGTGCGTGGAATAAGAAAGGCCGGGGAGCGTGGCAGTACTGGGAGGAGGTGTGACATGCCTAAGAAAATCTACAGTCGTCTCGCGGGTCTCGCCGATGCAATTCGGTCGTGCATCGTCGCTGAAAATTGGCAGTGGGTGGGCAGGCACCGCGCCGTCGTCAATGAGATCATGGAATACACGTTCCCACATGGCTCTGGCTTCGACGGCATCACGAGCTTCGACACAGATGCTTCGAGTGCTAAGAAGCTGGTGTTTGCCACCGAGTTTCATCACATGGATGCTAACGGGTACTACGCAGGATGGACACGGCACAAAGTCATCGTCACTCCAACATTCGTATTCGACATTGACATCAGGGTCACAGGCGAGAATCGCAACAACATACGAGAACACATCGCGGAGACATTCGCCACGTGGCTCCGCAGCGAAGCGGAGGTATGACATGGCACGCCACGGTAACAAGACCAGCGGTATACGCTACACCTACGAAGACACCGGATTGAAGGCGCTGTGCGAGGCGCTGGAGGGCCTTGGTGACTTGTGTGGGTATTCGCAAAGCACCTACGTGTCACCGGCAGTCGGCGAATTGTTCGGCAAGTTCGTTGATACCGACAAGCCTGACGACGGTGCCAACAGCATCTACTACTCGCACCTCACGGCCATCCCCGACGGGGCTGAGGTGAAGTGGCACAATCTTTTCGTGCCCGAGTACATGGCGTACTCCGACTACAGCGGCGGAGTGGTGGACCGCGCCAACCTTGAGACGTTCCTCGAAAAATATGGCAGCGTAGAGGGGGTGTACGAGGCAACGGGCGGCTATGGCACGCGTGTCGTGGCCATCATGCTCAGCAGCATTACGGAGGAGATGGTGGAGGTGTTCGCCGAGCTTTCCGACTATCCCTGTCTGGATGACGAGGCGCTTTCCGAACTCGAAACCAATCTCGAAGACGAAGACTGGGACAACTGGATCAGCGGTGATTTCTCGCGTGCTTTGTGCAAGAAGTTTCCGGAACTGGAGGACGAGATCGACCAGATGGAGTCTGAGGACCCCGAACAGCTACGAGAGCTTTACTACACGCTCAAGGAACGCACCAACACCTACGGCTATTGCGAAGACGCAGTGAGCTACTACATCGACATCGAAGCACTCGTCAATGGCGCCGTGGCTTCGGACTTCAACAAGAAAGAGGGGAAGTGATATGGGCTTCGTTGCCATCAGACTGCGCAAGGGCGCGGTGGTGACTCCTGACATGCGCAAACTGTTCGTTCGTCTCACGCTTCTGTCGGAGCGCATGGGCTCAAGCATGTGGGAGATATGTGGAGACGACCAGGCTACGCTCGCAGGAAGCGGCTCCTTCCACAAGGAAGGGCGCTACCTACTGCGCAGTGTGGCGAAGCGGTGGACGACCGGCTCCATGTTTTCCAAGAGCCGACACTTCAAGGACACCAGCGATGGAGATCTCTACTTCGCCATCTTGCCGTTTGGCGTGGTGCTCTCGACATCCAAGGCGGCGCTACGTGCGGCGCTGCCAGGAGTGGGCATCAGCACCGTGTCGGACCGTCACAAGGCCAAGCGACAAACTACCGCCGTGCAGGGACCGGAGGAAGTATGACCAAAGCGCGCGAACAGCCGAGGTGTTGTGTGTGCAACGCCGATCTCACTAGGATGGAGGAGTACACAGGCCACAAGATGTGCAAGCGGTGCTGGGAGTCAGAAGACTACGTGGACGAGCCCATAGAACTGTCCGAGGCCGAC